ACAACCAACAGCGTCCGGCACAGGTTCGCCGCGTGATCCCGCGCAACCGCTTCGGCGCCCTCGACAGCTCTGACTCGGAGTAAACACAACACAACACAACACAACACAACACAACACACAAAAAAACTTTTTACCTTTCGCTTCTCGTACGTTCAAAATAGAAGTCTTTCGTCCAACTGCAGACACAACAATATGAGTACTGACCAAAAGTTGAAGATGATTGATCTCTTTGCAGGAACGGGTGCCTTCACACATGCATTCACATCGACAGGCAAGGTTGAGTGTGTGTTTGCAAATGACATGGTCCCGTGGTCAAAGACAGTGTATGATGAGAACTTCGATCATCCTCTCACACTGGGCGATCTGAATGACATTAATGTAGCTGATATTCCGGCTCATGACATTCTGACGGGTGGGTTCCCTTGTCAGCCGTTCAGTATCGCGGGTAGGCAAGAGGGATTTGAGGACAAGCGATCAAACGTCTTCTGGAAGATTCTGGAGATCCTTGATCACCACAAGCCCAGATGTGTTGTGCTTGAGAATGTGAAGAACTTGGTCTCGCATGACGAGAACCGGACATTTACAACCATTGTTTCGAATCTTGAATCGCGAGGATATCATGTCAAGTACAAGGTGTTGAATACATCCGACATTACAGGTGTACCTCAGCATCGAGAGAGGATCTACATTGTCTGTCTCCGGTCTGAGGAGGCATTTAACAACTTCAATCTTGACTTTGAGGCAATCCCAAAGGCAACAATCTCATCTCTCTTGCAGGATGATGTGCCTCAAAAGTATTACTACACGGAGAAGTCCTCAACGTGGGGACTTGTTAGTGAAGCTGTGAAAAAGAAGGACACTGTCTATCAGTATCGTCGAGTCTATGTCAGGGAGAACAAGAGCAATGAGTGTCCTACTCTGACGGCGAATATGGGTGGGGGTGGGCACAATGTTCCTCTGGTCTTAGATGAAAAAGGTATTCGGAAGCTGACTCCTCGCGAGTGCTTCTCGTTTCAGGGCTTTCCTATGGACTATACATTACCGCAAATCTCAGATACGAATCTCTATAAGTTGGCAGGGAATGCTGTATCTGTCCCCGTAGTTATGCTAGTGGCTCGACGACTGGTGCCACTGCTGGATTGAGACTCCAGAGTGTCACTGTGTGTGGACTTGTAATAACTTCAGGGTTGAGGCGAAGCTCAAGACGCTTTTTACTCTTGTAAAGCTTAACGTTTCCCTCCGTTGGGTTGATAAATCCATTCGCGATGATATTGCGGTCTCCTCCCCTAACGAATCCTCCTGATGTCACGGCGGGGATGCGATCCTCGAACAACCGGAAACATACCACATGAACGTCCGTCGTAGTTGACACGAACGCAAGGATGTACATGTCCTTCAGATTATTCTCTTCCCTGACCTTCTTGATTTTTTCGGCATATCCAGACACAAATGCATCAAGCGCTTCTGAGTGCTTTCCTTCTGTGAAAAGCTGGTCCAACTGAGCTCCTGCCACACTGAAGTTCTGGGTCAGTGACTTTTCGTTTGACCCGTTGCGATTCATGATAACGCACATTGCATCAATGCCGTCTTCGTTCCCCGCCTTGACGTCCATCCCTCCACTCCCGCGCCCAATCTCTGTTCCGTTTGTTGCCTTTGCAGTCCAATACTCGCTGAACTCATCTTCGACATACAAATTACGCTTTGTGTCAGCGTAGAACTCCTTTCGAGACTCCATGTAGGGAGCCACACGTCGCCTGAGCTCGGCGACATCGATACACGCGGGCATACTTACGTGTTGCAGAACGGTAGCCATTTTACACTTCACAGACCTGAATAGAGCTTGATTCGTTTTGAAAAGCGTTCCGATCTTCATACCACTGTCTGTCGACTTTCTTGGACAGAATAAATCCATTTTGGGATATTCAAAACGGATTTGCTCTTTCGTGTGTACGGAAGGTAGAGAATGGACTTCCAACTCGTTACACTTGAGCAGATGCCGCAAAGAACAATCTCAGTTGCCAAGCTGAGAGAAGCATTTGAGACGTGCACACCATATGATTGTCCATCGAGACGCTTGTTTGATACTTGCTTCCCCGTGCACAGTTGGGCAACTGAGGTTCCCGACGACGTTCCGATGCAGAAAGTTGTCGCGATCTTCTGGTATTGTATGGGACATACTGAGTATCTTGATCGGTTTATTGGGTTCTTTGCAAGCTGCCGTGTGGCAAGCTACGATGTTATCAGGGAGTACTTCGTTCAAGCCTTGGTCAAAACATAAGCCCTGTTGAGACCCGTGAGCTCAAAGGTAATATGAAACAGGGCTCCGGCAAGGAACAGCGTGACCCACTTTGAAAAGCCAAGTTTTTCAACGAGCCAGTAGATCGGCAGGAGGATAAGTCCAACAAAGACAGCCTCAAAGAGAAAGTGCATTTGTTATTCAAAATGGATTTGATTTTGAGAAGCAGTAGACAGTAGGGACAAAATGCTGACTAATCTGAAGAACGCACTCAACAAGACGATCAACAACGCAGGAGGGATGGAGGTGATGACTGGCTCTGTGATCCAGGCATACAATCAGCCGATCTGGTATGTCAGCTTTCTGACAAGGACTGGAGGAACGGTTCTACTGGAGGTCATCTGGCGAGATGGCGGGATTGTCGGCTCTATCTTGAACGATTTCAAGATCTCTGAGTCAACACTGAAAAAGATTGTTGATCACTTTCTGCTGAAGGTCGAGGTCCCAGAGAATCCACCACTCTACGATGAGCTGGATGACAATAGCCCACCAGGTGGCTGTTAGATCTTCTCAAGTTTCACAGGCACAACTTTGACTAACTCTACGGGCTTATACACAATCACACAACCGTGCACCTCGGTCGTTCTACACGAAGAACAAAACACTTTTTCATTTGAACACCTGCACGTGAACTCGAGATGGGTCTTCTTCTTACAGTGGGCGCAACGAGGCATACCTTTGTGTTCGTTAATAAAATCATACCCATTTTTAATGAAGAGGGTGACCTACGACGTCGTTGTCGACCCCGACGTGAACTTCCCACTCGCAGACTTTGCAAGAGACGTAGCCATATGTCTTGCCGATCCGAATGGTTGGGAGTCAAAGGGATATCGCTTTGTTCAAGTCAAGAATGATGCACATGTTCACATCCATCTGACATCAATCAAGGGTCTGAAAGCAGCAGGATGCGATCATACACTGTCTTGCGCGGAAATGGGCGGTCACCAGATACACATTAATGAACATCGGTGGAGACACGGGACCAAACGGTCGGGTCAGGATCTCAACGGCTACCGTCAGTACGTTATCTCACACGAAATGGGACATATCCTTGGTCGAGACCACGTAAAATGCCCTGCCCCGGGTCAACCGGCGCCGATAATGTTGCAGCAGACCTTAGGACTTCACGGGTGCCTTCCGAATACAAACGTGTAGTGGGAGACTCCTTGCGAAAATAGGTCTGAGGACTTGCAAGAATCATCAAGACAATTGCAACAACAAACAACGCAATGCCCACTTTCAGCATTGACACTCTTACTCTATAAAATGGACAGTATCGTAACGGCTGTGATTGAGAAGTTCAAGCAACGGTCGGAGTTTGGGCAAGCAAAGTACGGAACGAACCTTGATCGTAAGGATCTTTCAGTGCTTGAGTGGATTGTGCATGCTCAAGAGGAGCATATGGATGCGATTCTGTATTTAGAGAAGCTTAGAACGGAGCTTGCGCGAACCCTTCCGGTGACGGTGCCGACGAGTGACCTTCCGGACGCGTTTGGACGATGAACGACGACGACGGCCTCCACTAGGATCCTCGTCTTGCGCACCCGGATTCTCAACATCTGCATTCGCCATCTTACCTACAAAATGTCTTGGCTGCATAAGTCTGATTCCAGATCTATCCTGTCCCTTTGCAAGACGAGACGGAAACTCAGTGTCCAATGTTACTCTGATGAAATGAGGAGTGTCTTCAACTATTTTTCCCATCGTTCGTTCACCCACATCATTCTTCACGCAGACACTCTCACCGACAGCAAATGTCCGATTGTCTTCGTCGCCTCGTTTAATGAATACACACTGGTCTTCGGGCGGCGGTGCACCAGGTTCGCTCATTATATTATGTAAGTACTTTAGTTGCTGTACGCCAGACCGCCCATACCACTCATCACGCGGAAGATGTTGTAGTTCACGGCATAGATGCGGAAGTTGAACGGCGTCGACTTGGTCGGGTACGTGGAGCCCGCCGTACGGATGCTGTCAAACACGAGCGTGGTTGTGTCGATGCGCGAGAAGTTACACGTCCCGGACGGCTGGTGCTCCTCGGGCTGCAGCGCAAACGAGTACACGTTGATAGGGTTGAAGGAACTCGGGAAGCTGATGTTGTTCGGCTGCGTCACATAGATGGTGGAGAGAGTGAGTGTCGTGCTGTTGCCAACATTCTCACTGAGGACGTACACACCCGTACCGCCCGTGCCCGCACCGTAGGTCACCGACGAACCGCTCGCGGTCGACGTAACAGGCTGTCCGGCAGACAAGATCGTCGTCTCCAGAGGTACACCGTTCACAACCGACGTGATCAGGCAGTTATCCTGAAGAGGTGCAAGCAGGAAAGACGCCGGCGCAGCGCCCACGACCGCCGCGAAGGTAACCGCCGAGGGCACGAGCAGCAGGTTACCCTGGATGTAGCACGTCGCCGACGAAACCACAGTCGCAGCCGGGTTGTTGTACGAACCAGCCGTCGACGCAAGACGAGTGGGCCAGAAGGCGCCACCCGAGTGGTGCTGGTAGGGCTGGACCTTCCAGAAGTAGTCACCATAGCGCTCGTCGAAACGATCCTGTCCGTTGATCTGCAGACGGCAACGGTCGGCGATATCATCGTAGCTGAACGGAGTTGTGTATCCCGTGTTCGCCGTCAGCGTAGAGCCGCAGTCCGTCTTGCGCGCATCCTGGAAGACCCACACCAGCTCCTTCACCGGGTGGTTCAGCGTCAGGTCGATGCGGGTGTTGGCATTCGTCAGCGTCTGCTGAAGACCATACTGGAGCTGGTCAATCAGGTACTCGTGCGACTGCTGAGCAAAGCGACGGCGCTCATCCACATCCAGGTATACATAGTCGATGTAGAGTGCCATATCCTTCAGCTGGGGCAGAGCGGCAGCGGCGGCGGCGACCGAGCTGTAGCCCGTCGACGTCACCAGGTCTGTCGCGGCACCCAGAGTGACGTTCAGGCGAACCTCATGGTACTGGAGGGCGATGAGCGGCAGAGCCAGACCCGGATTACGGCAGAACCAGAACTGCAGAGGGATGTAGAGGATGCCCGGGCGACCACCGCAAGACTGCGCCGTCGTGATCGAGCCACCAAGGTTTCCACCAACCATCGCATCCAGCTTCATCGAGTTGTCATAGCTCGACGTCAGGTTCTCCCAGAGGAAAAGCCACTCGCCATAGTGGGTGTCGATGATCTGACCGCCAATCTCAACCTCAATCTTCTTGAGGAGGGTGTATCCCAGACGGCGCTGCACATCACCCGTCCACGTCACCGCCACACCACCCTGGACCGCCGATGCAGACGTATCAGGAAGCGTCACCTCCAGGTACGTCTTGTACATCAGGTCGGCGTTGCGGTTGACGACCGCCACCATACGCTGTCCGTAGTGAGGCGAGCCAGTGAAGTTCACGCGAAACGCCTCCATCGCGAAGTTGGTATGACGCTTGTAGAGCACCTTCCAGAAGGTGATGTGGGGATTTCCAGTGATGTAGGCATCCTGAGCACCGTATGCGACGAGTTGAAGAAGACCTCCACCCATTTATGTTTATTCTTTGCGAGGATATATTCTTCTGCGTTTGACACAATGAGGGGTGTGACGAAACGCTTCTGTAGCTGCATCAAGAAGGTTCGCAAGACGGTCAAGAATGAAAAAGGTCCTATCGCCATCTGTGTGAAGTCTGTTTTGCAGACAAGAGGACGAACCCTGAAGAGGTTCACGTGTGGCAAGAAGGGACGAGTCATTACGCAGAAGGCAAAGCATTAAACTTCTCCAGTGCCTCCTTTGCTGCCATCTGTTCTGCCTTCTTGCGGGTGCTTCCCATACCGCGACCGTGAATCGATGGACCATCCATTACCAGGACCCTGATTATCTTTGGATCAATGCCAGGACTGAGCATCGTATAGGTCGGCGTGCACCCGAACTCACGCTGACAGTACTTTTGAAAGATGTCCTTGTAGTTGGTGACGGTGGTTACAGCATCTTGAATATCAATGTATGCTTCCATCACGTTCGTCACAAAGGTATAGACAATATTGAATCGGTTTCCGCAGTCTGTCCACAGAGCACCAATAAAGGCTTCAAAGATGTCTCCCAGCTTCTGGATGTTCTTTCGTCCATTGATGGCAACAGACTCTTCGTTGTGCCGAGAGATCACATAGTATGCATCTAATCCTACTTTTTGACACAATACACCAATACGCTCGTTGTTGACCAGCTCCTTACGAGCATCGGTCAAGAACCCCTGCTTCTTATCGGGATACTTGCGGCGCAGATAGGTAGCTACGCAAACACCCAGCACGGAGTCTCCTTCAAACTCCAGGCATTCATAGCTCTCATCCTGGAGAGGCATCACACCGGATGGACACGGAGCAAGAGACGCCGGACGTCCATCAGGGGTAGTGTATTCAGCTCGCTTGACATATGTTGTGTGGACCATCGCCGTTTGGAAGACCTTGGGATTGACAACTCGATAGTGCGGCAATCCGTGGCGGTGAAGAATGCGGTGGATATCGCGTTCCGTGAAGGGTTGATTCCTCGCGTTGTAGGGCGAATATGTATCAGACATTGCCTTGTGGATTGCTGGCGAATCTTTTATCCGTTTTCCTACACAATGGGAGCTGCACAGTCGATGATGTATACGGCTCTTCCGGATGCTCCACCAAAAGTTCATCCAGGCGGATTTATTGATGTGGCGAGTGTGCGCTACAGAGGACCTTGGAGGGCTGATATGGCAATCGGATTTGTCTTCTTCAATCCCGCAAAATCCAAGCGTATGCTGATGAACTATTTCTATACAATCGAAAAGTTGAAGCTTGCAAAGATCCCCTACTATACTTTGGAGTTGGTCTTCCATAAGAGCGAGCCTGAGATCAAGGATGCCTTTCACGTCTGGGCGAAGTCGCATATGTTCCACAAGGAGCGGCTGTGCACTCTGCTGGAGGCAAAGATCCCGTGGTACTATTCGAAGGTGATGTTTATGGATGCAGACATTGTCTTTGGAAATCCTGACTGGTATTCGGAGGTCTCATCTGCATTGTCCGATCACGATGTCGTTCAACCCTTTACCACCGCTGTCTGGATGGATTTGACATACACCACTATCACTCAAGTGCGCGAATCCGTGATCTATATGGACAAAAAAAAGACGTTTGATCACAAGCTCCATCCGGGGTTTGCGTGGGCATTCACGCGCAAGTGGTTCCGCAAAGTAGGCTTCTTTCAATACGGAATCACGGGTAGTGGTGATACATTGTCTGCGGCTGCGTGGCTGGGTATCAAGTTCCCGTCAACCTACCTCAAGCCTGCGCTGGTCCCGGCATACACAGAGTTTGATAAGCTTCCTAAACCGAAGATCACCTGTACGTCGGGTGCAGTGTATCATCTCTACCACGGAACGCACTTGAACCGCAAGTATGTCGACCGCCACGTCATTCTCGACGGCATCAAAGATATTCGCAAGATTATCCATCCTAACTGGGCAGGCGTGTGGGAGTTCAGTGTTCGCGATATGTCGGATAAACTGCTGAACTACTTCGTCCAGCGGGTGGATGATAGCACTTAAAAATAATGTGTTGTAAAATGTCATATCACGTTGATGGTGAAGCCCTTCTTCACTCTGGCATCCCGTCTGTTGAGCACGAATGGTTCGCTTGTGTGTAATCTTACGCGTATCCAGAGTGGGTTTCTACCCCGTGAAAACCTGGTCCAAGCGAAACGCCATCTTGCAGACATTCAGAACACCCTGCGAGAGATTGAAGAGTCTCTCAGTCACGCTTCACCACCTTCAGCTCAAATCCGTAATCCGTCTCCACCATCTTCGCCTCTTGGCGCTTAACAATCTCATTCATAACCGCCTCGGCTTGTCCGGGAACCAACTCATCCAAATATCCCTTCAGTTCTTTCTTGGAGAGCGCCCAACCCTTCTTCCACTGGTTTGGGCGTTTGACTGCAAAGACCATTCCTGAGCTCGATAGATTAATCTTGTCGGGGAGTGCTTCACGGGATGTTGCATAGAGAGCTGTGAGATCCAGTTCGACTGTGCGACGCTCATCACGAAGCCCATTTGCAGCCGCGTTAACCTCATTGAGTCGGCGAGTAACATCAGCATAGGCAGAGAGAACAGGTTTGAGGGCATCCATCTGTATTGTTCTTCTTCTGACTTAATAGTATCCGTTTTAGAACAAGGATGTCTTGGGTCGACGAAGAAGAAGTCGAACGTCTTCGCGAGGTCATTAACAAGAAAGATAAGAAGGAACCTCCGATTCCCAAGGGAACGCCTGAAGAAATGTGGACAAACATTCAGCACCGTCTCCACGATCAATGCTCAACGGGTTCTGCAGAGTGTATCGTGTCTTCGCTGATGAAGAAACCCGCTGCATCAAAGGAATGGGCGCTTAATCGTTATGAGTGGCTGTCATCGGATGATATTGATCACGTGGAGAAGGAGTATGTCAAGCTGTTTCCCCACTACTTCTTTCTTGGTTGCATTCCAATCGACTTTGATCTCAAGAGTGAGACCAAGGAGTGCATTGTAAGTACCCTTTGTGCAATGAAGCTCCCTGAGTTGGCTAGCGCTGGTCACGAGCAGATTGGCATTGTTTTCAACACCGATCCCCACGATGGACCGGGTGAACACTGGATCGCCTTGTTCTGCGATGTACGCCCTGATCTGGAGTATCCGCGCATCACGTATTTTGACTCCTATGCACACGCACCCGAAAAAGAGATCAAGACGCTGATGAAGCGGTGGAAGACTCAGTGGGATGCAACGGGCAAACACTCCAAGCCGATGAAGATGACCTTTAATGCCACGCGCCATCAGTTCAAGGATTCGGAGTGTGGAATGTACTGTCTGTACTTTCACCGCTCCTGTCTGATGGAGATTCCAATGCAAGAACGTATCCCCGACGATGTCATCAATGGATTTCGTCAGATGTTGTTCAGAGTGCCAAAAATAGAAGGCAGTAGTTAATAATGGAGTTTGCAGTTGGAGCCGCACTTGTCGGAATCTTGGGATACACCATCTGGCACGATGCAACGACGCAGGACAT